TGACATTTTCAACAGGGCCTGTTGTGCTTGTTGCAATGCCTGTTACTTTGTATTTGTCATTGATTATCGAATACAGAGTTGAATAGTCGACATCGTCAATTGGATTGTTTCCCGACTTACGAACTGCTGCACCATCGCAAATACGCCATGTGCTAGGAACAGTATTAAAAGATCCTGCCCATGGAATAATCGATCCAACAGGAGTGAACAGGGACGCAGTTGTTGGTGCCTGTGGTAGGGAATTGATAACAAAACCACTCTTAGCAGCCGTTGCAACAAGGACACCCTGAATATATGACGATCCATCATATGGTCGAGTCGGGCTTAGTCTTCCTAGACTTGTTGGTGATAGGTAATAGACCGTACCTGCGGTGAGTGATGTGGCAGTATCATCTATCGGAAGGGCACCGACAAAATCAATCTCTCCTTGATAGATGACTGTTGCTGTTGTATTCGTAACAGATTCAACAATACCAACAGTTTGTGCAGTATCTAAGTCATCTGCAATTGCGAGTTGAAATCCTGTTGCACCACCTGTGTAAATGACCACAGATCCTGCTACAAACGGATGTCCCGCAGGAACATCCCATGTGTTGAGGATTCTGCGACCATCGCCGCCACCACCGCCGCCGACAAGAGGGATTGCACTATATGCCATTAATGGAGTTCCTACCTTTAGTAGTTATGCTTCCACTATTTAGCGTAGATCAATTGCCCTCAACGAGTGCATCTGTGGCAAACTTCAAATTCGCTTCGATACGCTCTTTTTGATCGGCAGGATATTTCCCGTCCTTCAGCAACTGCATGCTTGCAATACGGGATTCTCGGTAGTGTTCCGTCCAAAAGGATGCAATTGAAAACTCATCAAGCATTGCCCACTCATAGATTCCTTGTCCTACGAACAGTGCACCTTCGGGATAACGAATCTTTAGCCCCTGCTTGGCGAAGCGGTAGCCCTGATCGAAACGAGAGAATGCACGGCAGAGACGAGCAGCAGCCCAAAGGCTCTCGGCTCTCCACGGAGCCGCCTGATATGCTCTGAAGTACAACTGTAGAATGTTGTCAACAGGCTTCTCCATGATCTCCATGATTCTACCTGCCTGATACAGGCTATAGAATACTTCTTCATTCCATCCACCCAAGTCTGCTCTCTTCAGATACAATTCAAGAGCCTTCTCCCATTGCTGCGAGTCACGATATGACTGTGCAAGGTAGAAATGGTATCGATTAAAATCTTTTTCTTCTACGGTTCCTGATGCGATAGCCTCCTCGAATCGAACAGCATCCTTTTGATACTTTTCAGGATCACTTGACCGTGCACCATCCTGAATTGGAGTGTTCATGAATCCACGGGCAAAATCACGAGTTGCAATTGGCTCATGGCAATCGACATACTCATGAAGAATTCCACGGTAGTAGAATGGCTTCTTATTGCTTGTCATCTGCGGACGGTGATAACGAGTCTGTCCGAATTGAGCAAAAATGTTGTAGAGTTCTGCGTTGAGGGATTCCTTAAACTTTACAGGATCAAATCCTGGCTCAAACACAAGAATCTCATCTGCATCGATCATGAATGCATAATCGGTATCTGTCTTCTGTGCGAGTTGAAGTGCTTCGGAACGGTTATGTCCGAAATTCTGCCATGTGCTCTGATGCAGTTCACCTTCGATACCATTACGATCAAAGAAATCTTTGATCTTCTGTTGTGTACCATCCGTAGAACCTGTGTCTACAATGAGCCATCTGTCGATAAGAGGCAGAACAGAAGAAAGACAACGCTCAATAACACGAGCCTCATCCTTTACGATCATGCAGAGCGTAATTGTTTTTACTTTGTTTTCATTGCTCGGGGCAATTGCTGTTTGTGGAATAGCAACGGGAGCGGTAGCAGTATCGATTGTCATTGTTTCACTCATATCAATCTCCATAATAAACGGGGTGTGTGATGTATTTAGGTGAATGATATCCACTCACCTTTGGATGTCAAGGAATTTTTGTGATTTCTGGATAAACCGTAATCATTCCCTGAACCAATCTTTGGACATTTGCACTGCCATTCGAATGCAATTCCAAATCATAAAAATAAACTCCTGCCTTCACAGCAGCCGATGCAGTTGCACCCAGAGAAACATTTATATTTCCTGTAGATCCTGTGATCGATGTTGTTAAGGTTGTTGCAGAGGAGGAAGTATAAAACTTTCTCATCTGTGCATATGCAGTATATCCCGAGGAAATATCAGTTGCAGTACCCCCATCCCCCCTCACCATGTAGGAGAAAGAGAAGTTTGTACCCTGATCCATGTCTCTGTTGATAGTCTGTGCCATAGTTTCCTTAGTAGACTCGCATGATGAAAGCCATTGCATAGTATGGTGGATATCCATCAGCCATACCCGAAGAGGAATCTGAAACTCCCGTAACTCCGCTAGTAAAGGCTCTCCAATCGTTCTCACCTGATGGTAAGTTGATAGGTTGGTTTGCTGTCTCTGCTCGGGGACTTCCATCGTTAGCGCGACCGACTGATAACACACCCAAATTCTCTTGACTGCTTCCAAAAATATTGACCTTTCGCTTTACGAAGAAGTCAAATGAGTGTCTATGTTCTCCTACTCCTCCTGCTGTAGAACCACCCACATTATTGGGATCGAGTGTCGGTAATCCTGCCTTGATACTTTCATCAGATTGACCAGACGGCATGGTCAGTTGCGCTGTATTTACACTTACGACAAATCTACCACGGAGATCGGGTGTTGTTTTTCCGTTTACAGCACGACCATCACATAATGCCCATCCTGTTGGAATGATTGTCCCACTCCACATGATGATGCCACCAAGAGGAATTGTTCCAAATCCTACAAAGTCATATGCCGTGGCAGTATTTGTGACATTAAGGAAATCCTTTACATATGATCGATTGACTTGAGAATAATCAGCACTCATTCCACCAACAACTGCAAGATCTATGGTATTGCTGCCATTGACTCCCAAAATATTGACTCCACCTGTTACAGTAAGGGTTCCTCTGAATGTATCATCTGCATCATTGCGAAGAACCTTAGCATTCGCACGGAACTGCGTTCTGTCTGCTTCTGTAAGAGTACGAGCCGCACCCGCTGCTACGGTATGGGCAATATCATAACGAACATAATAATTGTCGTGATTGTGTCCCGTGAGAATAGTTGCCTGAAAACCTTTCAGTGCACGAATAATCCAATGCATCGTGACATACGGAGGAAGATTATCAAAGGGAGTCGGAGTCGCACCTGTCCCATTCAAACCACCTGTTTCATTAGTGGATGATCCATACCTGCTTGTAGTAGGTTCATTTCCAACTAATGTATCAAGTGTGTGAGTGTGTGGTGGAATATTGTTTGCAAGAAGTGTAATCTCAGATTCACCACCGACAGAGCCAAGAGGCAATACAGGAGTGATAGATCCCGATGATGTTCCGAATACAGTTCTTCGGCGCAGATCGGGCAAGAAGAAAATTGAACGACCAACGGTAGTCGCAACAACTCTGCCATACACCTTAAGAGAAACTCCTGCATCTAGTCCTGTGAATGCAGTTCCTGTAGTTGTTGTAACGGCAATTTGGCGTGTGGTTGTATTGACAGAAGAAACAATTCCATCTGCGCTTCCCATAGCCCAAACGAACGAAAGTGCATCACCAACAAGAATTCCTCGGGTGTCTCCTTCAATCAGGAAAGTTGTACTATTTACAACTTCTGCAATTGCATAATGTGTATTGCCGATAGTTCCGAAGAGGTCATTCCAAAATTCTTTTGCCTTTACCGAACCATCACAAAGTAGCCATCCATCAGGGATTCCTGCGGTGATACCTGCAAATGGTTGTACGGCACCAATCGGAGCAGTTGAACGAAGATATACAAGATCAGTAGGAGTATCGCCAACAACGATACCTGTATAGTTACAGACATATCCCTTGTTGATGCCTGTGGCAATCAGCAGTGCTTTGCGAATTTCTCCAGGTTGAATTTCATATGCACCCGAATCAGGATTGTCGATGAAACTTCCACCAACTTCAGGATGTAGGAAATATGCATTTCCTGTTACGAGCGGATATAGACTTGCAAATCCACCTGTTGCAGTCAGTCCCGAAATGAATCCCTTGGTGACAAGACTGAAGCAATTTCCCGTAACACTTTCTACAATTCCAAGTGCCTCTGCATTTGATACCGTATTTGCCTTTGCAAATGTCAGCGATCCATCCGTATCAAAGCGAAGAGCATGTCCTACTGCAAATCCGTGATTTGCTTGGCAGAAGGTTTTGCGAATTGCATCTGCTCTTAACCAATCCTCATGAATTCTACCATCACCCAAAGAAACGGGAATAGACCATGGAGTTGCTGTGGTGAGTGAATGAGCACCATCTAATTGATCTGCATTTAGAAACTTGATCCAATTCGAAACAGGCACCCCTGGGTAAACCGCAGGGCCTGTACTACCCGCAAATACAACACCAAAGGTAGCACCCGCAGCACCTGTAGGGCTGTGACGCATCGTCAACTGATTGGCAACATCATATCGAGAATATGATCCGTTTGATCCGTAGTAAGTATACGAGTTGTTTACAGATGCATCGGGATAGCCAATCGATGCAAACTTAGAAGACAGAATATAATTATCCGAACCCGTAACACCAAGATTTGTATTTGCAACAAATGCATTCCACGAATCCATATCAGGAGATCTGAGATTCCACAAGAATGTCTTATCACCAGAAGCACCCTTGATATCAATACCTGCGGGAGTTAATATTTCATCACCGAAGAAAGAAGTACCAATCGTGGGTGTTCCTGTAGTAAGAACTGATGTAATTGCTGAACCCGTAATGACCAACTTTCCAGTATCAGCAATATCATCAACACCACCATCAGTGAACAGATGAAGTTGAATTGTTCCTGTTGTTCCTGCACCTGCGGTTCGTC